ACATCGAAGTGATCACCCCCCTATACATCTTCAAATTCAACATACGTAATAAGCAAGGTGGACTATATCCATCTCATATTATGTGTGACTACAAACCGAATCCGAACTAATATGAAGACATTCAACGAATTAATAGAATCTCTAAATAACCCGTATTCTGCTGTGTTAAAGAAAAGTGGAAAGCAGGAGTATCGTGCTACCGTTAAACTTGATGATGGTGGTACACTAAACATAGACATCGAAGGTGATGAACATATTGATGACTATGATGAACTCGATTGGGAGATTAACTTCCAACGTAATGGTAAACAATCAATGACAGGTGAAGGTGATGCATTGCGTATCTTGGCAACCGTCTTTAATGTTATCAATCAATTTGTTCGAAAAGAAAAACCCAAGTACATGAGTGCAGCGGCAGGTAAAGAAAAGGGTAATAAGAAAGTATTACAGGGAAGAGAGAAAGTGTACAAGAGACTTCTAACAAAAAATTTAGGCAGAGCATATAAGATTTCAACTGACACAAGTAGCAGTGGAACTATGTTCAACATGGTGCGAAAATGAAATTTGCTGAATACATAACAGAAAATAAGAACACTCACATGACCCATATCGAAGATAAGGTCATCTATGGGGGTGTTAACGGAACACGTCAAGCAATCAACGCACTGCGTGAGTTGCGTGATGTACTGGGTGGTAAAGGGAAACCTAAACTATCCACGAAATGGGATGGGGCACCTGCAATATTTTGCGGTACTGATCCCACAGACGGAAAGTTCTTTGTTGCTAAGAAAGGTATCTTCAACAAGAACGCAAAAGTATATAAGACCCCTGCTGATATCGATGACGATACCAAAGGAGATCTTAATGCAAAACTTAAAGACGCATTGAAATACCTTCCCTCTCTGGGAATCAAGGGTGTTATTCAAGGTGACTTTTTGTTCGGGAAGGGTGACTTATCTAAACAAACAATTGAAGGTAAGAAGTATATTACGTTTCACCCTAATACCATTGTATATGCTGTACCTGTCGAACAAGCAAAGGAATTAACCTCTGCAAAAATCGGCATAGTGTGGCATACTACATATACTGGTAAAACATTTGAAACTATGAAAGCATCCTATGGTGTCAATGTTAAACAACTAACACGTTCTAAGAACGTATGGTCACAGGATGCTATGCTCCGCAGTGTGGACGCAACATTGACCGAAAAAGAAACAGGAGAAATTAATGAATATCTTACGAAAATTGGTAAACTATTTAACCAGATTGCGGGATCAACTCTTCGGACTCTCGAAGGAGACCAAGACCTCGCAGGACTTATCGAAACCTACGGAAACACCAAAGTCCGCAAAGGTCAAGTCCCCGGCGACTCGAAAGCGCACGCCCAAGGTCTCATCAACTGGATCCAAGACAAGTACCAAAAAGAAATCGACTCCCGCAAAACCGAGAAAGGCAAGAGCACCCAAAAAGGTAAAAGAGACGAAATCTTAAAGTTTTTTAGTCCGCAAAATCGAGCATCCTTAATAAAGATGTTCGAATTGCAGAAATTAATAGTTTTGGCAAAGTTAAAACTTATAAATAAACTAAACAGTTTAAAGAAAATTGACACATTCGTTAAGACCCGACAAGGTTTTAAAGTGACATCCGAAGAAGGATATGTGGCAATTGATAAACTTGGTGGTGATGCGGTGAAACTTGTTGATCGTATGGAATTTTCATACAACAACTTTTCACCCGATATACTAAAGGGTTGGGACAAATCCTAATCATATATTAAATGGGGCAAACCAAAGGGGTAAACAGTGGATAAGAAACCACTTAGATTTAAAGATTTCGATACGGTCGATTACACAGGGACGGGTGACGAAGAACTCGCATCCAAAGCATCCAGACGTAAGAAGATCGATAACGAAGAAGTACAAGACGAAGCATTGTCTATGCAACAACGTCTTGCACGTGGCAGACAGATGAAGAAGTTGAAATCCAAGATTGCTCTTGGTAGAAAACGTGCCATGCGAAAAACAGCAAACCTCGATACCCTCAAGAAACGTGCCAAGAAAGCGGCACGTAATGCCGTGCTCAAGAAGATGACCAAGGGTATGGATAAGAAAGATATATCCCTTGCCCGTAGAATGGATCTCGAAAAGAGATTAGAAAAGAAAAAAGGTCTGATCGATAAGTTAGCACGTAAACTACTACCCCAAGTACGTAGGAATGAAAAAGAACGTAAATCTGGTGGGGCAAAGAAGTAGTGACTATCAAAAATTTCTCTCAATATCTACGTGAAGAAAAGGGTGAAGTATATTTCACTTTTGGACGCATGAATCCCCCGACTATTGGACATGGTAAGGTTATGGATAACCTTGCTAAGAAGTCTGGTAAGTACGATTACAAAGTTTATATGTCTCAGAAGACTGGGGCAAAGGATCCGTTATCCTACAAGGATAAGGTTAAGCACATCCGTAAGATGTACCCGAAACACGCACGTTCTGTTATCATGGATCCCAAGATAAAGAATGTGTTTGATGTCGCTGCTCAACTATATGATCAAGGTTATACTTCGGTCTGTATGGTTGTTGGTGATGACCGTCTACGTGAGTTCACTGTTCTACTTGAGAAGTACAACGGTGTCAAAGCACGTCACGGATTCTACAAGTTTAAATCAATCAAAGTAATATCAGCAGGTCAAAGAGATCCAGATGCTGAAGGTGTGGAAGGAATGTCTGCATCTAAGCAACGTGCATTTGCCAAAGACAATGACTACCAGTCATTCACTCAAGGTGTGCCACGTAATTACTCGGACAAGGATACAAGGAAATTGTTCAATGATGTCCGCAAAGGTATGGGTCTCAAGGAAGAGACTCAATTTAAGAATCACATTGCATTACCTGTTGTTTCAGAAACAAGAGAACAGTATATCCAAGGAGAACTATATGCAGTCGGTGATGAAGTCATTGTCAAAGAAAGTGATGAATTGGTTACGGTCAGTGTACTCGGATCAAATTACGTTATCGTTGAACGTGCGGACGGCACTCGACTACGCAAATGGTTGGAGTCAGTCGAACTCGTTGAACGACAAGACGCAGATATCAAAGACCGAAAAGGAACCCAACCTGCCAAATACCACAAAGGATTAGAGAAGTCTACTAAGGTAAAGAGAGACGCACATTTCAAGAAGCATGGGAAGAAAGCAGATGATGATGAATCTGCATATAAACCTGCACCAGGCGACAAAACTGCCAAAACCAAAACGTCTAAATACACTAAAGCATTCAAAGATATGTATGACGAAGACTGTTGGGATGGGTACAAAGAAGTCGGAATGAAGAAGAAAGGGAACAAGATGGTTCCTAATTGTGTCCAGACCGAAGACGTATCTCCAAAGCAGTTAAGTGATCTTGAGAAGTTTGCAGATAGATTACTTGCAAAGTTCAAAGTTGACATAGAATTCACACGTCACTTTGCGGATCGTATGAACGATGACCGTAACAAACCTGCTATTACTGTAGCAGAACTGCAACGTGTATTCAAGAAGATTGCCAAGAACAAAGCAAAGAACATTAGACAGAATCCAGATAGTGAAGCAGTCATTAAAGACTTGCAGATGGATCTTAATTTACCCGTAGTTATTAACTACAACCGTAACAAAGACGAGTTCGAAGTTGTTAACAAAACAATAATGCGTAAGAAGAACTTCAAGTCATCATCTAAAACAATCACTACAGAAGGTAGAATGTTAGACAAGTTAAAGTCGTTGACTACTAATAAGAAGCAGTATCAACACGCATTGAAGACTTTAAAGGATCTTATTGCTCGTAAGAAGAAAGAGGGTGGTGGTAGGTTAAGGCATGGTACACAATACTATGCACAACAGATTGCTAAGAGTTATCAAGGCATGGACGATAGAGCACTTCATTCTTTATTAGGTGAAGATGCCGTTGCCACTGCACAAGATAAAATCTCTCGTGAAAAGGAAGCAGATAAGAAGAAACATGACCGTATTCTTGATCGTGCAAGA